AACTACGAGAAAAATCCCGTAGTTTTCTATTTACACAATCAGATGGATAGTCCCCCGAATAAGCTACCTCACCTATATCTAAATATTTTTTCTTAAATCCTTCAAGAACGCTTTCAAATTACGAACATCCTTTTTAATTAGCATCTCATTTACTGTACTACCATTATAAGTATCATATATAGAAATACGTAATACAGGAACTTTTCTTATAACTGAATTCAAATCTTTTATGAAATCATAAAAAGCCCTTTGCCTCCATCTGGAACTGCCATTTTCTGATAAATCACCATAATCTCCACTAACAACAAAATGTTTATCAGAAGAGTTTGTTTTCCAATTATTTCCCCAACTTGCAGCTCTTAAACATTGTTCTTCTTTTGTTAAACAATATTCTCTATAATTAGAAACTGAAAAAAAGGGAAAATCATTGTAGATAGAAGAAGCCAATGTCTCAAGTCGGTATCGATTGAAATGTCTTTCTTCGTCAAGCTCAATACAAAAGTCTTTCAATGAAATATCCCAGGAACCATAGTTTATGGGTATTTGTTCAGAAGTTCCTCCTAATGCTGAATAAACTCTTTCCACCTCATTTATTAGCCCAGAATATTCAATCTCAAAGATTGATAACTTTGGAGATTTTATCAATGAACCACTGTATATATCCTCTGTAATTGATTTTAATAAGGTTTGTCTTTCTCCCATATCTTGTTGTATTATAAATATATTGCATTAATTAATGCATCTCTGTTATTTTCGTCCTAAATTCCCGCAGCTGGTCGATAGTAGGATAAAATGTAGGATTCTCCCAGTTCCTTGAAATCATTTGTATCATTGATGACAGAAAAGAAGCACAGTCTAGTACTGTAGTTGCTTTATTGATTTGAAATTTGCCATCAGGATATGATTTATTACTAAGCGTTTCTTTCGCCCAAGTAAGTAGTTCCTGAACGGAATCGTGATCGTATTTATTTTCTTCAGACATAGCATTTATTTTTTCGACAAAAGTATAGAAAGTTATTCAAATAAAAAAGCCCCGGCTATTCAGTCAGGGCATAATTTCCGCCGTCGCGGATTTGGAATTTATGGGAATTCCGATGCAAAGGTACTACTTATTCTTATACCTGTACACTATTCGTCCTATTATTATCAAAACAAAAGCAATAACCAGCCCAAACGCCCACCCACCTAATTCCATCTTTAAACTTTGCCATCGGCTTAACTGCTTCTCTACCGGATAAGGAACCTGCACCGAATCAACCTTAATCACAGTATCCGTTCTATTGAGATATTGATACTTGTATAGGTACTTATATTTATACTGATAAATGGTATCGCCTTTTACAAGTACATAGACACTATCTTGCTGGTATATGCTATCAATCCGGATACTGTCGCGCGTCTTGTATTCGGTTCTTACAGTCTCTATCGGTACATATTGAGTTCGGCATGAAGCAAACCATATTCCCGACATCAGGAACATGGTTATATAGATTAGAGCCTTCATGGTCGAACTACTGTATTACGCAAGAAGTTGGAGAACTCGGAACGCACATCAAAACAGGGGCACGCTTTAATGTATTCTGCAGGTTCTACCTCTCCGCTACCATTCAAGTCGGGCGAAGTATCCCGATGCCCGAGAACCTCGATTATCTCATATTCTTTGCAGAGTTTAGCAACCAACTCGCGCAAAGCCGCTTTTTGAGCGATCGTTCTTGTGTCTGTGGGTTTTCCGTTTGCATCCAAGCCGCCTATGTAGCAAATACCAACACTATGTTTATTATACGAAGATTCGCTAAAACCCTTCGTATTACAATGCGCTCCGTCAACCACTAAAGATCTCCCTTTTTCTACCGCCCCATCAATTCGGATAACATAATTATATCCGATCTGGTTAAATCCGCGTGCCCGATGCATCCGGTCAATATCCTTTGCACGTAAATCCTGCCCGGCACGTGTTGCAGAGCAATGGATGATAATTGCATCAATAGTTTTCATTTTGCGTCTCCTTTTTGTAAGTAGTTTGTTAAATAGGGGATGTTCTTTATAAACTCAACACTTAATACATAGTGCAAGAAAGCTACTACCTTATAGCCATTGCTAGAGTTGGGTAGAATTTCTTTGATATTCCTTAGAATATTTACCCCATAGAAATAGAAAACGCTATACGTAATAAATGAAACACATTGTAGTGCACCTTCCGGATTTCCTTTGTGTTCACCAATAAAGTAGATGCAGCTAACCAAGGCAAAGAAAATAGTTGCTTCTACGATACACCTCCAAGCCTTTTTAAAAGAAAAACTCTCATGATTGATAAGGAGTGCAGTAAGCAGTCCACAAATGAAATTGAGGGCAAATACAGCAATAAGGCTTTTGATTTCCCCAGAGATAGGATTGAGATAAGCAGCTATGCCGGTAACCAATCCAATAAGTAAGTTTTTGAAATAATCCATAATCATTTATCTAAAATATTAATACTTCATTTCAATACCTCGCTACAATCATCAATAGCAGTATGGAATACCTGTTTCACTTCCTCGGGAGTCAACCCGTGATCCTCATGTAGAGAAAAGCCGGTTACTCCATTTCGCGAAGTATTGAAGAAACCTACTGTGGCTTCATCTTTGACGATTTCGGCAGTAATGTCTTTGACTGCCTCGGTGCCACGGGTTGACATTCTGTATTTAACCCTGATAGCTTCCGTAACCTTAGTTGTAGCGGTACTGTTAGTTGCTGTGATGTTCATTCCTTGTTTCCTCCTTCTATTAAATCATAAATTTGTCCGTATGCGCCAGATACAAAGAAGTCTGCACAAATTTCCTTCAATAAGGTTGCATCTTCTGTCTCTATATCAAGTACACCACGATTGTTAATAATCTGTTGTAACATCTTGTATGCACGTAACTTTTTCGACATATCCAAACCCTGTTGAGGATTAGAACCTGCTGCATAAAGTGCTTCTGCAACCACATCACGTAGAAACTGTTTTACCTCTTTACCGTTGACTGCTTTAATAGCCTCATTGCCTTTAAAATCAAGTAAAGGCCTGTTTAAATTTACCTTCATAATTGTTTATATATTAAGCGATTGATACCAATAATCCTTTTCTAAATTTCATATTACTACCAAAATCGAAATCAATACCTTGGTAATAGTTAATCCCACCATTTCCATCCCTAGATGTAATACAGCCAAAATTATCAGCTAAGCACAATTCACTTGACAATGTTCCTTTCACGTAAACACCTCCATCAAAGAAGCCGGCATACGTTGTATTTGCCTGTGGATAGTTTCTGTCTGATGCATTTAGATTCCTGGAAGCATAAATACATGCTCCACCGAAGTTTGAACCGATTGCAGCGACCCCAAAACGCCCATCTGTTTCTGCATTGAAAGTTACATTAACAACACCTTCCTTTGCCGTTCCAGAGCCTAATTTCAAACTACGAGATGTTCCACCGAAGTACCCTGAACGCGTCCAAACAAGGCGACCGCTCTCAATGGTAAAACCACCTATAAAACCGGAATCTGCATCAATTCTACGAACTTTTATCAATTCAGTATTCAGGTAACCACCTACAACAATGGTAGTGCCTAACTTCGCATATTCAACTGCATCTTCAAATGCCAATTTACCCAATCCGTCTCGATCAATCTTGGAGTTAATCATTGTCTGCAGATCACTATGCAGTGCGGTGATTGTAACAGCACCTTCCAAATTAATTTTAGATGAGTGAATCGTAGTCTCTCCGGCCGCCTGGTTGATATAAGATATAAGCGTATTACCGTTTTCCAGTTCTTTAGAAGCATATATCTTATTACCGTCGGAAGTCGTTATCCACCCGGCAGTATCTATCCGCTGCGTCAGGCTGTCAACTCGAGTTACTTGTGCGGAGATTTGAGTATTGAGCACTTTCAGATCAGCGGTACATTCATCTGAATAGCTTTTCAGTTTGTCTTGTATGGCTTTGTTTGCTCCTTCAACGGCTGTATTGAAACTAGCTAAAGCAGAGTTGAATAGAGTAAACTTATCATCTACATTCTTTTTTTCCTCAATAGTCGTTTGTCCATCTGCAATAGCTGTATTTATTGCAGCAATAAGATTGTCAATTGCACCTGACAAAGAAACCTTGGCATTAAGTAAATCTGTTTTAGCAGAGCCTTCCAGATAAGCGTTCACATATAGTTTGCTATATGTAGCTTCAACAGCAGATTTCGTATTTCCGACTGTATTTAAGTATTTCTCAATCGCTTTAGCTTCCGCCTCGTCTATAATGCCATCCGCAAATGCGCCATCTACATAGTCATGCAAGCCTTCAACTGATGTTGCAGCATCCTGCGCAGCCTTAGCAGCATCCGCAGCATCCTCTAAAGCCTGCATTGCCTGTTTCAGTGCTTCATCCGAATAATCCTTTAGCTTGTCCTGTATAGCCTTATTAGCGGCTTCAACAGCAGTATTAAAATCAGCATAGGCAGAATTGAAAAGAGTGAATTTATTATCCACGTCTTTCTTTTCTTCAGATGTTGTAAATCCGTCGAAAATTGCGGCATTGATAGTATTAATCAGGCTTTCAATACTCCCCATTAAGCTAACTTTAGCATTGAGCAAACCAATCTTTGCAGGACCGGATAAATAAACATTTGTGTAGAGTTTATTGTAAGTTGCTTCGATAGCTTGTTTGGTATTGTTGACAGTATTGATATACTTTTCAATAGCTTTTGCTTCTGCTTCATCTATAATTCCGTCAGCGAAGGCTCCATCTACATAATTATGAAGTCCTTCCACTGAATCAGCAGTATCCTTGGCCGCTTTAGCTGCATCCTTTATTTCCTGATGAGCAGCTTCCCATTCAGACAGATTTTCCAATCCGGAAGAACCTGCTTTTATTTGAATGTTACCGCCGATCTCACTTTTTACTAGATCGAAATATGTATCACCATCCGGAGAAAGGATTCTTTCTGTTGTTACGCGGCCCGGCAGAATTTCAGTAAATCCGTATAGCTGAACAAAACTTCTACTACCTTCATACTCGCTGTTAAGCACTCCGGTGAGTAAATGATAATATCCAGCTATCTGTTCCATTTTAATAGCTGTTTCACTCAAGAGGAATGTTCCGGCTTGATTCTCCTTGCCAACTTTAGCATATAGATAATACTTCTTTTTCGGGTCAATGAGTGCCGGAGAATTGTATTCAGCCATATCCCAGTACTTGTATTCATCTGCTTTGTGAGAGGAAGAAAGAGAGCTAATACCTAGTGTCAAATGCTGAATGATTCCTGCCGGAGCATTCAGTATCTTTGTACTTGTATTGAAAGTGATATTGTGAGATTCCTGTACCGGATTCGTTTTTGAATTTACAAAACGGAATTGCAAACTTTCATCACCTACAAGCAGTTGCATGGTTGAAACGGTTATCGGATTGACAGAGCCGGAGAAGTTCAACAGTGCATCTTCAAGCATGGACATCGTTTCCTGTGCGTCGCGAAACCGCCTCTTTGTGAATTGTAGTGCATCCTTATGCTTCTCAATAACTGTCACCTCGTTAGTTTCGATCTTGTTCAGATCACTTGAAACAGACGTGCCTATCGGTTCGTTAGACAATTCAATTTCGGGTGAATACGGATTATTCACAAAACGTTTGATTCCTATCATCCGGATAAGAGAACCTTCCGGATGAAATTGCGTATCATAGAAATCAACATACCCTCCGAGTACTATTTTACCGCCGATCTCCAACCAGCGTTTCTTTGCCCAAATACCGTCCAATGTCCCGGTAAATATGAATGCTTTATCTTCATGTTCATAGAGGTATTTAGCAGCTTCCTTGAAAGCTTCCCAGCTCGCACCCGTTTGTGTGCTATCGTTACAGATATAAGCTTTCGGCAATTGAATTCCGAACACTGCGTATGTATCACCAACCTTCGGTCGCCAGACTTCCGGCTCCGGCATAGTAATACCATCAATTTCCTGCGGAACAATTTCAAATCGACGTGCCTCTTTCTTGTCTTTCGCTTCATGGATATACTTTACTTCGAACTCCTTGCCTGTAAGCATACCAGTCTGGAAAATAACCGTCATTGTTTCTCCTGCTATGAGACAATCTTCGAAATTCAATTCTTCAGGAATGTCTTTATCTACAAAGTCAAAGAAGTTATTCTCCTTGTTCACTTCAATAACAGAACTAACAGTACCAACACGGGAAGGATAAATAGCTGTACAGTCCAGACTATCTTCCTTTGCTGTTGTAAGTTCTTTATCAGCACGCATGACACAAGTTCCATCCGCATCTGTCTTATACGTTCTCCCTTCGTAAACAAGAGTCTTATTCTTTGGAAGTAACAGGTATTTAGATCCGTATGTAGAATAATCAATATTGCGATCTGTAGTTTCTACCAAAATTATTTCGGGTGGTATATCCCCAGAAGTCCTACCAACACCGACCTTGAAGCCGTGGCCTTTACCATACGACAGTTTCAAAGGATTCTCCTTGTTATACTCAACTTTACGCAGATGGATAGTCTTAATTTGTTTTCCTTCAACCGTTTCTTCGGTGATCTGCCATTCTGTCTCATATAGTTCTGCAAGCTGGTTGAGGGCATCAAGAATATAGGTGTGATTGTAATTAATTACTTTCTCTGTTCCTTCGATGTAATTACCGACTTTCCAGCCGATTCCCCGACGATTCAAGTTTTCAACGAGTAATTGCAAATGTTCATGCGCTTTTGCCGTATACGCGAATTTGATGCTATTCTCTGCGGTATGACGAACTTTCCACATCATTGCATCAGCTTTAGACGTTTCAAGGATAAGTGTATATTCGAAATTACGTTCACCGTTCTTCTTGAAATTGCTATCCTTCTTCAAGAAATAACGTTTTCCATAAAAGTCGCACCAAGATCCGACCGGTACTTCCAAATACCCAGGATGGGAGAAATAAAGGGTCAGGGAGTCCTCGCCCATAATAGCTTCATAAGAGTAGCTTTCATCCTTTACTTCGATTTTTATTTCCTTATCACTATTATATAAACTTATCATGTCCTTAGAATTATATCCTAAAATATAAACATCAAATAGAAATGTATTGAATAATAGGCATAAAAGTAAGGAAATGATAGACGAATCATTGATAAAATAATATATTACACGCAACATCAACGGCATTGTCACGAAATAAATCAAAATGAAAAATATTTAAAAGAAATCACTCAAGATGTAGTTTAATTCACCTAAGTTCTCTCGGGACAAAATCTGCGCAAATTAAAGAGCAAAATTTGGGACAAAACGGTTATCGAAAATATGAAGATGGCCTACTAATTCAATGGGGGCATTTAACTAATTCATCAGCGGGAAGTGCAACTATATGGTTCCCTATTTCTTTTCATGATGCCTCCTATCAATTTGTGACTACGATGGAGACAGTATCTAATGAACATACATTATATACTGCTTTACCGTATAATAAATCAGCATCTTATGTAAATGTCATGCGAAAGTTTCTACTTGCAGATAATAGTATAACCGTAGGAAGTAGTACTCGTTCATTTGACTGGATAGCTATAGGTCGTTGAAAATAGAAATATTATAACATCAATTTGATTATGGAGAGATTTAGTAGAAAATTGGTATTACTTTTATTGCTTGTAATTTGGCAAAGTTCTCTCGGAACTAATGCAATTCAATCATCTGGTCAAAGTTTCGGACAAAATTCATATATTAAGTTCAATAATGGTCTATTAATCCAGTGGGGAGTAAAGGCTGGAGCTGTAGGATTCTCCTCATTATATCTACCTACAAGTTTCTATGATACGAATTATATCGTACAACTAACGGGAGTATCAGCTAATACAACAGAGATTATAGTGTATGCTCCAACAATATATACTAAAACAGTTTCTTCATTTAAAGTAGGTACAAGGTATATAGCAAGCGGAGGAGAAATAGCTTGGACAGGTTGGCAGTTTACTTGGTTTGCAATAGGTAAATGGAAATAATTTAAAAACAAATATCATGAAATATTGGAAAAATGGATTCTATGACGAACCGGTAGACGGTTCGGTAGAAATTACGGATGAATATTATCAAGAGTTACTGGCTGGTCAATCTACCGGCTTGATAATAACTGAAAGCAAAAAAGGATATCCTATTTTAGTTGTGCACGAGGCTACTATCGAAGAAACCAGAGCGCAAAAACTTGATGAATTACGATTGTTCGATTCATCTGAAGCAGTGAATCAATTCAGTATAAACGGAGTATTTGGATGGCTGAATAAGAATACTCGTGTAGGGCTTATGAACTCAATTAGTATTGAAAGAGAAATTGGACGATCTGAAACAAGTATTTGGCTAGGTGATACGCAGTTTATTCTCTCTATCGAGAAGGCCGTTAATATGCTGCAACAACTAGAATTATATGCCCTTGCGTGCTATGACACAACACAAAGGCATATCAACGCTATCAATCAATTAGAAACAAAGGAAGAAATTGAAGCATACAACTTCAAAACTAGTTATCCCGGAAAGCTCAACTTTGCCGGATAACCTATCGTATAATCGTAGTTTTCGATTTCCTCAATAGTCTGCAATGATCTGACTGCTGCGATGTGCGATTGTGTCACATTGTAGCAGTTTAATGCATACATTTCAATCTCATTCAGCATTGGTAAAGCGTCAGGTATAGGGATAACATACTTCACTGCATCATACCACAGGATTGTATGCGTTTTCCCTGCATTTTTCTCAATCGAAATTGAGTTAAATAATCCAACACGTGTGGATTTGTCTAACCACATACTTTCCCCTTCAATTTTAAAAGAATTGACATCGGCCGATTTGTCAAATATCTGTATTTCAGATATTTTCATTTTTCGCACTTCTTCGATGTCGTACTCATATTCTACCAAAACCGGGTATCCATTCTTACTTTCAACTATCAGTAAACCGTTAGACTGCCCATCTAATAGCTGATTGTAATGCTCATCCGTTATTTCTACTGAACCATCTACCGGTTCATCGTAGAATCCATTTTTCCAATACTTCATAATATTTGTTTTTTAATTATTTCCAACGCCCGATCGCAAACCAGTCCCATGATTCTTGTGATAATCCAGTAGTACCCCCACTTGCATAATTTCTATTCAAATAAAATCTACTAACTGTTTTATTTATTGCCAAAGGAGATGATGAATATACGGCGGAGTCACTACTAGGTTTATATACAGTTGCAAATATTTTATATTCAGTATTATAAAAAGATGTAGGCATAGTCACACTATACGAAGCTGTAGATGAACCTCCAACTCTGCCCCATTGTACAAGTAATCCATTATTGAATTTTGCATAACCGTTCAAGGATAGGTTTACGCTCATTGCGTTCGATAGATCAGCTAAAGCATACGTAGTCCCGAGAGAACTTAGTAAAGTTTTCTCTGCATCAGTCATAAATTTTCTTGTAGTACTTTCTTCGATCATTGATGCTGGATGAGAAGCCGGATGAGAGTAATTATTAGCTTCGGAGGCTATTCCATTAAGTTTTGTACGTTCTGCATCCGTCATAAAACGATGAGTCGAATCTTCTTCAACGTCTGTCGCTGTATGTTTATGAGAACTTGCAGCATAACTACCCTTGGGTTGGTATACTGAATCGTGGTTGTGATTTCCTGCCGCTTTACTATTCCAAGTTGACTTTTCCGAATCTGTGACAAAACGATGTGTAGAATCGTCCGTAATGTCAGTTGCTGCATGTTTATGAGAAGACGGTGCATAGCTACCTTTAGGTTGATATACTGAATCGTGATTATGGTTTCCCGCAGCTTTACTGTTCCAGGTCTCTTTTTCCGTGTCAGTAACAAAGCGGTGAGTACCATCAGGAGTTATATCCGTTGCTCCGTGTTTATGCGAACTCGCTGCATAACTTCCTGCTGGCTGATAGACCCCTGTATGAGTATGATTCGACGGAGACGCACCAACTTCGGAAGCTGTATAGGATGGTTTACTTGCAGCCTTCGCCCATGCAGGTACATCGCTTGCTGGCATCGAAGTTGGAAAATCACTTATTTCAGACTTCTTGTGAGTATGCGCTTTCGGTACACGTGTGTCACTTAACCGGGCATCATTTCCCTCGCATACGGTTCCTTCTGCACTACCAAAATTCTTATTAAAGGCAGAGTTTTTAGTGAATGCAGGTTCGTATGTACCTGCATGATTGTGATTAGATGGAGATGCACCTACTTCGCTTGCTGTATAGGCTGGCTTAGAAGCTGCTTTCGCCCATGCAGGTACATCGCTTGCCGGCATCGAGGTTGGGAAGTCGCTAATATCCGCTTTCTTATGCGTGTGAGCTAACGGAGTTCTTGCATTGCTTAACCGGGCGTCGTTACCCTCGCACACGGTCCCAGCACTAGTCCCAAAATTCTTATTAAAGGCTGTAAGTTTAGTGATTATCAGTTCATATCTGCTATCATGGTTGTGTGTATCCAGAGCTGCTTTCAATGCCTTTCCCTGTTCGGCAGAAAGGACTTTATTAGTCCCTCCACTTGTCAGATTATTAACAATATCAGAAATATTAAGTTTCTTTCCCAGCTCTGTTGCCATCGTCGTAGCAAAGTTAGGATCATTGTTAAGTGCGTTCGCTAACTCAATAAGTGTATCGAGAGCATCCGGAGCACCGGCAACAAGCGCATCGACTGCAGCTTTCACTTTTGCGTCAACTCCTGAAACCGCATTGTTAGCCGCCAATGCAGCAGCGTTCGCATCGTCAGTCGCTTTTTTTGCTAATCCTGTCTGTGTTACAGATGCATTTTTAGCCGCATTTGCTTCATCTGTCGCTTTCTTCGCTAAGGCGGTTTGAGCTTCTGATTCAGCTTTGGCAGCATTGGCCCCTGCAGCCGCAGTAGTTGCAGCATCTTTAGCTGCATTAACACTACCAGCCGCAGTATTAGCCGCATCTGTAGCTTTCTTTGCAAGAGCCGTCTGCTCAACAGATGCATTTTTAGCTGCATTCGCATCATCTGTTAATTGCTTGACAAGAGCAATCTGTCCGGTGGCTTCTTCTGTTGCTTGCGTCATTTCCTGCACAATACCGGCATACTCTGACTTGCGTTGAGACTCTGCTTCGACACGCTCCGTTTCAGCGTTTATACGCTTAGACTCATTTGATCCGCGAGTACCTTCCGCAGTTTTACGCTCATCTTCATTCTGCTTTCTCTTGTCTTCTTCTGACGAACGGGAAGTTTCAGCCGTAGCGCGGGAAGTTTCAGCAGCCTTTCTCTTGTTTTCTTCTGATACCCGGCCTGTCTCCGCTGACTTGCGGGCTGCTTCGGCAGATACACGTTCGGATTCGACGGTAACACGGTTAGATTCGGCAGCCACACGCGAGGTTTCATTTGTTTCTCTTGTCGCTTCATCTGTTTTCCGCTTATCCTCGGCAGAAACACGGGTAGATTCAGCGGTAGAACGACCTGTTTCAGCGGTTTTCCGTTTATCTTCTTCCTTCACACGTTCCGATTCAGCAGAAGTACGGCCTGTTTCAGCGGTCTTACGTGCATCTTCATTGCTTTTACGTGTTTGTTCATCCGAGACACGTTTATTTTCTGTATCAACACGTCCGGATTCAGCAATTACCCGTTTACCTTCAGCAGTTACGCGGGCCGCTTCTTCCGACTTACGCGCATCTTCATTTTGCTTTCTTATATTCTCGGCAGAGGAACGTCCGGTTTCAGCCGTAACGCGTTCTGTTTCGGAAGTCTTTCTTTTATCTTCTTCGGACACACGGGAAGTTTCGGCAGATTTGCGTGCATTCTCATTAGTCACACGTTCGGCTTCTGCTGTTCCTCTTCCTGTTTCGGAATCTTTTCTAACCTGCTCGTTAGCTTCTCGTGTACCTTCAGCGGTAGCACGTTTCTTTTCTGCATTATCCCGTGCAGTTTCCGCAGTAGATCGTCCTGTTTCAGCGGTCTTACGTGCATTCTCATTAGTGATACGCACTGATTCAGCAGCTTCCCGGGCTTGCTCTTCACGGGAACGATTCGTTTCGGCTGTCTGCCTGGATTGTTCGGAAGCATTACGACGGGATTCGGCTGTTTCACGGGCTGATTCATTGCTTTCAACAGTTGCTTCTAATTGCCGCATATCGGTAGTAGCTGTTTTTGCATCACTCGTAGCCTTGAGCATATTATCCAAGGCAGTCTGAATCTTCTCTAAACCAAATTTAAGGCTAGTCTTAACTCCGTTGATTACTCGGTAGCCGATAGTGAAGAAGCCTTTCATGTCGCTGGCTTCGTTCAGTTCTGATATTTTTTTCTTTTTTAATGGCATAGCAAATCAATTTAAATCTATATAAAACTCTCCGTCCTCTGTTATGATAAATTCGCCCGCTTCGGATGAAAGCAAGAACTCCGTTTCTCCGATCCGGAAGCTGGTAAATACGAGTTTCAAAGTGAACTCCCACCATACACCGTTATTTAGCATGAAATCATTCGTCTGACAACTCTTATAATAGCAGGGATAGCTTTCACTCCATTCATCACAATAAAATATACGTTCCGCATCGGAATACTCATATCCTTCATCATCTGTCTTAGCGGATAGCCGTGTTAAATCATAGAGTAGGGCATCGCGATTACGCCAGAATGCATCAATTGTCCTGGTCCGCATCAGGCATTTGAGAGATACTTCTTTGGTTTGGAATTTCACAACTTCACCATCGTAGATTGCTCCGTCTTGACGCTTGAAATTCTGTAATAGGTTCTTTTTTACCGTCGGAGCCTTTAGTATTTCAGCATTGCTACCTTGCAATACGACTACGCCATAATCGGATAAGTCTTTGTTATCAATCTCGTAACCTTTAGGCATTGGAAGCTCATTTACGGGCTCCTGGTATTCGTAATCGACTTCTCGGGGGAAGTCGTTACTAAAAATAAATTTAGCAACTTCAAGGCCCGGATTAATAACATAGCTGCTTTGGGAAGACAGACGTAACTTATAACTCCTGTCGATTAAGGGAAAGTAAAATTCATGATAACTCAAGTCAGAAAGTATATCAATCAGTCCACCAATACCCAAACTGCCTATATATGCAAACTCAATGCTTACTTCAGCCGTATCCAATGTAGGACTAGAAAGATCAAATTCCTGTCCGTCTTCTTCCGGCCAATCATTCTTGTCCGGTTCCTTCATGGTTGGAAATACTACCAGGTTATTATAACTTCCCTTTGTAATACATATACCCAAACTGATATAAGCATCTATTCTGTCTATTAGTAATTGCCCTTTCATCGCTTAAGTGTTATACCTTTAGTGTTTAACGTGTCTATTCCCAGCTTTACAGCGTACATGAACTCTCTTATTTCCACAAGGTTAGATGTGTAATTGGAGATATCCGATAAATGGGAAACAATAGTATCATTACACCGAAGCATTTCAGCCATATTCTTATCCATATTTATGAGATATGACAGTTTCTCTGCTATTTTCTCTGTTCCTGAATTAATACTCTTAACTTCCTCATTTATAGAATAGGTATGCGAAGTCACTACAGCAAAGCTTCCATCTAGTTTGTTGGCTGAATCTTGCGACATTGAAGCAAATCCTTTCTTTGATGCCTCACGCTCATCGTCGTTATCATTCCAGCCGAACATTTCTGCCATTGCATCTCGTTTTGCTTTCATTTCATTAGAGAGCTGTTGCCCTTCTGCCTTCAGTGCATTATACTCATCTTCAGTCATACCGTCATCCATAGCATCGTTAAGTTTTTCTCTCCAAGCCATTAAGCTGTCCATGAATTCTTCTTTAAGCATAGAATTTACGATAGCATTCTTCATGTATTCTTCGAAGTTATCAGCAAAGTCTGCAGAATCGGCGTCCATATCATTAAGTAAGTCCTGAAAGTCTGAACGAAGAGAACTGTAATCAAGAAGCGTGGTATCAGCTATTTGTTGTTCCAATACCTCTGCAACCTGTCCGACACCATTTGCGATTTTATCGGCAAATTTCTGCGTGTCTGAATCTAGTTGAGACCAAAATATGCCGGCGTCCGATTGTAACTTAACAAGTTGTTCATCCGTTAAATCGAACAAACCAGTCATACGACCACCCATCTTCTTTTTGAACTCGTCAACAGACATCCCTAATGCTTTTGCAGCCTGTTTCCACCCTTCGCCGGACATATCATCTACTTCATCATAACCCTTTGAATGTGACTTTCCAGAAGCACCAGAATTTAGATACTGCCGACCTAATACTTTTGCATTCTCACTTTGCAATTTAATATTAGCAATAGCAGCTTCGTAAACAGCGTTTGCAGTATCTCCAGTAAGAGTTTCTGCTAGTTCTAACTGCTTCTCAATTACCCGATCAAGAATGTTGATGTAGGATTCATATGTTTCTTTTGCCTTTTCATATTTCTCGGTCGTATCATCCTTAGTGAACATACTGAAAATCTTCGTCGCTACCTGTATTACTGCACTAATAACAGCAAGAATAACAGATGCCTTCTCAACTGTACTGATAGCGTTAGCCGATGTATCTGCTGCCATTTCAACACCACTCATAGCAGTTAATGCAAAGGTCCCTATTTCACCAATCAATGAGATAATTTCACCAGCCGGTCCACCAATTGATTTTCCAACATCAGTTAATGCGTCTGATAATTCATCTAACTGTGCTTTTACATCTTTCTCTGCTTTCTTTACCTTAGCATCCTTCTGTACCACCTTATCTTTCGCCTCATTGTATCTCGAAGTCTTTTCTTTTACTTTATCCAAAGCCTGTGCCTCGGTCAGATAAGCTTTTGTGGAATCAATTTTACCAGTCTTTTCGTTGAATTTAGAGGACTTGACACCATTTTCAATCTTAGCACCACCTTTTACAGCTTCTTGAGTCTGTTTAGCATTTTCTAATTCAATTTGCGCATTAGCTAACTCTTCCTCTGCTTCTGCTAGTTCTTTCTTCTTGTCAGATAATGATTGAAACGGGTTACGTGAATCCAATTCATCCATAATTGATTGAATAGTACTAGTATATTCGCGAAGCTGGTCCGGAGAAAGAACTTTGGCAGCCGTACTCTTTGCATTCTCTAATTGAGTCAGCAGAGAATTAAGAGTTTCAGAAGACGTTTCTTTCAGATTTTCAAATGCACGAACATACTCCGGAGACTCTTTCAACTTATCGTAATCCAGGCCCATCAATTCCATTCCCTTGTTTTTTGTCGCCTGGGCTATGGAACGATCAATCTGTTCTACTTGATCTGTATCTCCATTCTTTACTGCTTGTTTTCGTTGTTCCTGCAGGGTAGCAATATCTTCATTGAACTTTCTCTCAATTGCAAGACGTTGATCTGTATAATCCTGATACTGATTCAACAGTTCGGATAAGTCATCTCCACGATTATATTTAGTATTTGTAACTTCCTTTTTTTCATTAGCAACTTTATCAAATGCATCAAACTGTTTCTTTACTGGCTCTGATTTGACATATGCTGATGCATTGAAGGTTTTCTTTTTATTTTGTGGATTAGCTTCGAAAGCTGAACGAGCTTTTTCAATTTCTTGTAATTTCTTATCCTCTGCTTCACGCTCGATAGCCTGTAACTCTAGATTATGATTGAGTTTCCTTTGTCTAAGGACCTTTTCGCTACTCTCTTTGAGCTTGTTGATTTCAAGTTGTTCGAGTTCATTTGCAGAGTCCTCTTTCATACGCTGCTGCTCTCTATTCTGCTTATCTAGCAGGAGTTTATACTTCTCCTGTTCTTCACGGAGCTTGTGAGCTTGGTCGTCCTGCTTGGAAGATGAATCATAGACTTTTAATTCTTTTTCAGCTTCCTTCAGCTTCTTGATATTTTCTTTGTAGGAAGTAATAACGGCAGAATCTATCCCTTTGAACTTTCCAGCATCCATTTGCTTCTTTTGTGCTGAAGCGATTGATTCCAATGCTTTCGTAGCATCATCTTTTTGTTTTGTCCAAAAGGCTTTATTTTGAATGGCTGCTTTTTCTTCTTCTTTCTTTTGTTCTTCCTTTGCTTTCTTCTGAATTTCATTTATTTTCTCTACTTCTTCTTTTGCAAGACGGGCAGACTCTGCAGCTTCATTCTTCTTTTTGGCTAATCGTCCAATTCTTATACTTAATCCGGGATCCTCAATACCATCTTTTCTGTTTTTTTCAGCTTCATCGATAGCCTTTTGCCATTCAGCGGTAGCTGCATCAAGTTCTTCTTGCTTCATAACAGCTCTAACCTTAATCCCCATAACATATTGCTCATTTTTATCTTTGTTGAGTAGTTTTAAAATATCATGGAGTTCCATTGTTTTAATCTTCTCCAAATCAAGATTTTTTAAAACATTTGGCATTATAGATTGAAGTTGTTTGTATGCACTTAATTTATCAAATTGACTGGATGTTTCGTCTCTTATAATATTAACAAGGCTTTCTGCCTTATTTCTCAATTCATCAAAATGTTTTTTTTGAGTCTCCATAGCAGCATTATGCTTTCTCATAGCTCTTTCGGAGTCTGATTCTGCTGTAGCACATTTATAAATTGCATAGCCAAGTCCAGCAAAAGCAGCTGCAGCTAATACATAAGGATTAGTTAACATTGCAGCAGCATTTTTTAGTTGTGCAATAGTTTGAGCTTTGAGAGCTTTTGTCAATAAGATTCGAGAAGATGTATTCTTTGCAATCATTGTTGCCTCAATAGCATACAAGCCTTTCTTTAGGACTAAATCTGCGGCCTCAATAGCACGCTGTCGATTTACAATTGCTGTTACCGTTGCATATACTTGCTTAGCAGTACTTACAGCAAGAATACTGCCTTTGTATCCTGCAAGGGCAGTCGTAACAACAACTATTAATGCTCCTATTTCTTTCAATGCTTCTTGAGCGCTTCCGTCAGCAAAGGCTTCATTCATAGATTGCGCCGCACTGGATATCTCTTTCAAAATTTCCTGTCCTAACGGGCGAAGGGCTGCTGTTATATTATTACTAAGAAGCTTCATTTGATTCTCGGTTGATGAAGACATTTCTTTGAAAGCAGCTTCTGCTGCACCTGTTGCATTTTTCATTTGATCCAGATCGGACGCAGCACCTACTGCATTCTGTCCGGTTATCATTAGGGCGGCTTGTAAAGCTTCGTCAGTACCTAATAACTCTTTCATTTTTGTGGTACTTCCATTTGCTTCGTTATAGATGAGCTGTAATGCTTCTTGGAAAGAACGTCCGGAAAAGGCTGCATCACCTAAATGGTTAGCCGTTCCCATAATTGCCGCACGTATTTTAGTCATAGCTTCGGCTGTCGGAACTCCTTGTTTAGTTATTGATACGACAGCTGCTAGCACGTCTTCGATATCAATGCCAAAGGACGAGGCAATAGGAGCAGCTTGAGCAATACTCTTTCCAAGTTCTCCCATTGTAGTCTTACCAAGCTTGGCTGTGGTAAATAACATATCAGAAACAGATTCTGCTTCGGAAGCTCCTTTTTTATACGCATTAAGAATTGTAGTGATAGCATCTGCCGAAGTAGCCGTTTCTGTAACGCCACCGATAGCAGCCTTAGCAGATACTTTTAGAATATTCATAGCATCCGCTCCATCATGTCCTGCAGATACAATCTGATATAGTGCTTTAGCTGATTCTACGGCTCCAACTGGAACCTCTCTAGTCATATCGATAACACTATTCATGAAATCGGTAAGACTGCCTTTTATTCCGCTTGAAAGTGTTGCAACTTCTTTCATGCTTTGCTGGAACTGCTTTTCGAAGTTATATGCTTCTTTGGCTGCTTGAGTAAAAGCGATCCCCGCACTAATGCCAATCCCTCCGAATACATCAAAAGCGGTAATTTCACCGGCCATTGCCTTTATGATTCCCATCGCTTCTTGACGCCCGGAATATAGCCCTGAATTATCTATACCTGTAGCGAAATATAACGCACCATCTTTATTCTGAATACCCATATAGCATTTATTCTTAAAATATAAAGAGGAGGTAAAATTTGGCTATTTCGAGAAGAATAAGCATCTTTGCAGTGTTCTAAGACCAAGGAACGATTTTTATTTCAACGTATTAGGGAGTTGATTCGCCTACTATATCACAATATAGGCTATCAATTCCCTTTGCTACATAATCCTAATGCGTTGCAATAGATTATGTTCCTTGGTCGGAAAGAATAGGGGAGAGATAGCCTTTTTCTATAATATATAAATTACTATTCATTAGCGCCATGACCAAGGAAAATGAGAACGTATCTGTAGCGAATAAAAGGAACTACACAGAAGAAGAAATCAATGCTGCTTACAAGAAGGGCAAGGATAAAGGAAGAATTGAAGGGATGCTCGCTTATCAGAAAAGATTGATTGAGAATCTACAGCGGGATAATTCATCTCTCAATCAGAAGCTTCAGGAGATTAAAAAATAATCCCCCATATCTTCACAGATACAAGGGACTAGAAAACATACTCTAAACCAATTTAATAAAAAAACAGTTAACCTAATATATAAACACAATGGCAAATTACCTTATCGTTTGACCTTTCCAGCAATATCGTTATATTTCTTTATCCTGACTGTCTTACTAGGGTCATCAAAAGACGGAAGTTCTACCCACTCATAATCTCGTCCTTCAACATTTCCGTCTTCGTCAGTCATCTTATTACGCTGTCTCATCACAAATGAGTACTCCTGAAGTAATATCTCTATTAATCCATAGCTACTATCCAACGTTTGATTAAACGTTAATCCTAGAGCTTCCTTTGCAATAACTAAGAATCTGCTTTGGTTATATCCTTCCAGCTTTGCAGATTCTTCCGAGCGGCTATTATCTCCGTCTCTCGTAGCGGGCTCACGTTCCGAAGCATCGTGATAGAGGTACAAAAAGGGTGGTACCCTATGCGATATATGATTGCATTGAATAATATGCGTATATCCTCCCATGTCGTATTGTCAATGAGGGCGTTTTTAAACCATGCCGGCGGATCACTTGGCTTGTTATGAATGCCCAGGCAAACGACATCGAGAAGTAGTCCTCCATATTTATTCATCAATTCTGGAAAATCAGCATTCAGCTCACCATCTTTAACAATCATTTTATCAATATCTTCTTTTTCAATTTCAAGGAGAAGTGGACGAATTCTAAACCATGTCCGGACAGTGATAGGCTTTATTACAATACAATCACCGGGATCCTTTCCTTTCGGAATAGAATCTCGGTTAGTAAAATCAAATGGAATCTTGACAGGCTGCTCCGTTACGGATTCCGATTCTTGCTGAAATAAGTTCTTTATACTCATAATTTCCTCAAGGAGCCTAGCCCGTTGTACTTCCAGGCAATACATTCAGTTATTCGCGACTAACTTTCAATACTTTCGGCTCCATTCTTCAATAGTTTGCTCCTGCAGGCGGATTCGAACCGCCGGTATCTACATAACCAATGTAGCGCTTTTACCAACTAAGCTATACAGGAATCCAATTAGTTATTTCTTAGCTGCACTTGGGGCAGCTTCTCCGCCCTCGATATTCGCTGCATTTGCGGGAGCTTCTCCACCTTCAAGAATGCTAACTACTTCGCGCATGAAAGCGGTCTGTCTCTTACCTTCTGCAGTAATAGCAGACTGCATATATACACGAACAAGTAACAACTCTGCCTGCTCTGATCCCGGAGCCTGTGAAATCTTTGAGGCAATTTTACCATTGACGATGGTATAAACCACTTTCTTTCCGTCTTTAGGCAATGTCTCGCACTGAAACGTTTTTGAAATAGAGGGAGTGTTAATAGGCTTTTTCCAAATGTTTTTTCCTCCTGTTGTATCTACTTCACCGCCTGCCAGTTCTTTAAGGACTTCATTGGATGGAGTAGGGATGGAGAACTCAACATAATCTGTCGTATCTTTCACCAGCTCAACATAAAGGGGTTCTTCACTACCTTCTACTTCAATCTTCACTTCCTTGGGATCTGCAAAGTTAAATGCAACACTTCCTTTTGTCGGAAGAGGAAAATCTTTGAGGTCCGCTCCTGGAACACCGTCACCGACTGTTCCGAATTTAATTTTACCTACGCCCATAGCGATAGGTCTTACTTCTCCTGCCATAATTATTGATCTATTAAAATTTCTAATCTAATATTTGTACAAGCAAAGCCCTCTTTCAAGTCCGGCATTGGAACACTCCAGAGAACTGTCACTTCTTTACATGTACCGTCATTGCTATTGATTGAATCAAGCGATTTCCTAACCTTACGCCTAAGTTCCTTCATGCACTGACGTCGGGGCATGCCGTTTTCATTCAAAGGGACAAAGATATTGACGTTAACAGGCACTTTATTAATGAAGTCGAGCTCATTCAATTGCAGGTGATTGATAACGATATGTTCATTAGTAACACCCGATTCCGATGCATCCTTGTAAATCATAACATTAGTTTTTGCAGTAATCACAGCATCGTAGACTATATCTACAGCGTCGAATTCATCCATAATCAAATCTTTCTAAAAACAGATTTCAATGTATCTCTTAGATATTTCTCACATTGCGTATTAGCCCCTGAAACGACTTCATATCCTTTAGCTTCCACGGCAGCCGCATATTCCATTCCTGCAACACCTACCAATACATAACCACCAGTATACGAAAGTGAGACTTCTTCTGCAAGCCTACGACCTTTATACTTACCGGTTGTCTTATCAGTTCCTTTGTCGCCCTCCTTAAAGTTTTCTGTAACCACTTCGCCATCTTTGGCTATTATATATCCAATAGAACTTCGAAGGTTACCGGTCTGGTCTTTATATGAGCCACTCCGGCGGGCTACTTCGATAAACTTTTCACCTCCTGCTTGCAGGAAAACATGCATCTTATCTTCTGCCTTACTTTGAAAATGGTCGAACCAGCGTTCCATTTCATCAAAGGTGAATAGGGGAGTCATGCCGTTTTTCATACGTTGATAATTGAATGTGATTGATAAGGTTCCCAACAGATAATCGGTACGTCAATACCTTTGGAAGCGACTTTCAAACGCAAAAACTTACTACCTGATTGAGGCTGAATTTTGGTATAGAAATAACCATGCACTTGCGCTTCATCACCAGCCGAATTACGTTTATAGACAACAGTACCATCACTTACAGGATCATAACGTCCAGGAACGGATATTTCAATCGGTTTCCCCGGAACCCATTCACCGTTTACTGTCTTTCCGTTAACGTCGATAGTGACTATCGCTGTATGTGGATATCGTTTTACCATCTGTTACCAGCCCTTCCTTTGATAATGATTCGTTTGCCAAGTTTAGCCGCCTTCTCCGGTTCCCCGTTCTCTATATACAGTTGCTTTGCAGTCTGAATATAAAAAGAACGAGGATGAGTGATAGAAAGCTTGTTTTCACTGAAATCCGGTGAGTTTACCATCATGGCATAAGTATCAGCGACACAAAGACCGACTTGCTTCATGCTTTCAGCAGCACATTCTGCTTCGGAGTTGATACCCCGCTTAACGAAGACTACCTTATCCAAGAAGCCTTCCATATCCTCAATGGAGGGATATTCCAGTATTGTTTCTCTGATTGTTGCCATAATAGATGATTAATAACCCTCTTCGTCTGTTTTTTCAGTATCTTCACCTTCCGTCCATGCCTGGCCATCAGTTTTCATGATGTACATTGCATCAGGGTCATTGATTACTGGAATTGCGTTAGCTTCCGCTTTAGTCCACTCTTTGAACGGTTCCAGTTCAGACCACTTGCTGATAAAAACAAAGTCTTTTTTCAGCGTGGAAGCTTTCTTCTTGTACTCGACAGAGTGTTCCGCTGCGATAGGACCATGCTGAATGTCGCCACACTGTAAATCTTCCAGGAAACAAATATTAGCGGATTCCCATGGATTTACAGTAGTACGTTGATGAGCAGCATTCTCAATACGAACAGACGGACTTACAAGAACAATCTGGACACCTTCCGTATTCTCTTGGGCAGCAAGGTATTCATTGATAACCTTTTTGGAGATAGTCAGTTTTTCTTTCTGATTGATCCAGCCTTTTACCTTTTCAATAACAGCCTTTTGCTTCTTCAATAGAGCAAATCTGTCTTTGCGCATTACTACGTATTTGATAGTAACACCTTCGGCAGAAGCGGCAACCACAGTGTCCTCAATATCCTGTAAGCCGTCGGCCGTTGTAGACTTAGACCAATCCACAGCAGCAACTTTCTTGTTTTCATTAGGCATACCACAGCCTACAAATTCTTCGGTAACAATGCCATTGTTATTGCTTGAATTGAGAATGAAGCCACCTTTAGACATCAACTGCATACACCACCATTCAAAACGACCGCGAACAGCATTATATACAAAATCCTGATCTTTGAACGCAAGGTCAAGAATAGATTTCAAATCCGAATCACCTTCACAATCCCTGCTAAGTTGCTGGTATTCATTCCAATCACTTTCGTTCATACCGCGTTTTACAGCAGTCTTAGGAATATCACCTGACATCTTACCGATAACTTCACGTTTCTTTTGAGGTGCGGAAGAATCGAATGAAATAACGTCAGCGATAACCGGTGCACCTTTCTCACCTGTAAGAGTCTCCCATTTCAGAGAGTTCTTCTGCTTTACACCGAAGAAATTAGGGAAAAACACCGGCTTAACCTTACGCGAGTTAAGGCGGGCACCCATATTCTTACGGTTCACTTGTTTAATTAAACTTCTTTCCATATATAGTTATGAATTAATGGATTACACAAAACGGATAAAATGAAGCAACGCTTTAATAGCATCATCAACAGGGTAGGGCATTACTGCTTCATTAACAGTACCACGCACCAAGAGACCTGACTGCTGGTTAGCTACGGTCACATCAACCTTGTTCATGGTGATAACCTCCGGGGTATACTTGAACTTTGCAGCTTTGGCAGCAGCTTTAGCAGTTACAAGTACTAACACATCATCTACTTTCACAGCCCCAATCGGACCAGCAAGAGTTATTGTGTCATAGGCCGGGGCGGTCTTGTCGATTGCGGAGATTACATCGGAAGCTCCAGTTAAAGCACCGCCGATTGTAACCGCTTCCCCAACTTTAAACACATGATTCTTTGCTACCTGAATAGCTACCGCATCGGCAGCAGCTACAGCCGTAACTCTTCCAGTCTTAACAATATGATAAAGACCGTTAGTGTCCTTACCCACCATAACAAGCGGAGGAAGTTCATCAATGATTCCCTTCAGTTCCGCACGGGCAATAGTTCCACCGCCCTGAATGTCCTCGATAATCTTTTCGATTCCGGGGGCATACTGAAATTCACTTTGCTTTTTTCTGAACATAGCTTTTAATTATTAATTATTATTCTTCAAGTCCAAGGCTGGCAGTCCCGTTATTAACACCTTCCTCGTCCTCCATTAGTTCCAGCCATTCTTTCTCTGAACGTTCTTTGGGCTTGTAGGAATTAGGCTTGTAATCACCACCGGCAACCTCATCATCTATTACCGACTGTCTGATTTCAGCGTATTCTTCTTGCAACTCTTTAATCTGATCTTCAACAGAAGTTTCAGAATTGACATCAATACGGTTAAACCACTTTTCAGGCAGTTTTGCATCTGCAAATAGTGTTCTGGCTGATGCCTGTTTCGTGGAAGTTGTGACTGTTGATACGACAGAAGATACCGATGCGGTCAACTCGGAGATTTGCTTCTGTTGGGCTTTCAATAGCTTAACTACAGATGCGGGCAAATCTTCGAAGTCTTCATCATCGTCTTCTTCATCATCGTCTTCGGATTTTACTGTTTTCTTAGTCTTTTTAGCCGATTTGATAGGTTTGCCATCCTTTAAACCATTGTTCTTTTCATACTCGGCAATAGCATCCTTTTTCGCTTTTTCTATTGTGGATGTGCTTTCAAGATCAGGAAGAATATTGTCTTTGAACAAGGCAATATAAGTATCAATATCCTCCTCCTTTTCGATTTTGAAGAGTTTCTGAACCTTTACAGCGTACTTTTCGTTTACACCTGCGGCTTTCAAGCCCTTTTTAATAGCATCAATGATTGTCATAACGATTTTCTATTAAAATATAAGGGGAGTAAATTTTTCCTGCTTATATATTTTATTTCAGAATCAAATGCATATATTTGTAATTATGTCAAAGTATAAAATGGATTATATAGAAGATAGACACGAATATTACAATGTGTATATATCTAAGTGTACACAATGCAAGCATTTTAATTTTGATAAATTAAAATGCCCGGCATACCCTAATGGCATTCCTGTAAAATACCTTGATGGTTCACAGGTACATGACAAAAGAGAAAGCGATCAAAAAGGGGAGTTCGTCTTCCTAAAAGAATCCAATTAACGAGTTTTCGCTTTTGTATAATTCCATCCCATTTTTTCAGATATCCGTTTCCATAATATATGATAATGGACCACTGAAGCCATTGTTGGGGATAGTGTATTATTATTGATTCTAGCAGTAAACTCTGCTCTTAGTTTGTTATTCTCCCGATTCACTAGCTTTTCGAATTTACTAATTGTAATTCCCCATCCTTCTTCGGGACGTTTCATAGCGAATGTATAATTAGGTGTTACAGCTCTCATTTCTGATACATTATGAGCTATTGCAAGATACATATCAGCCGGACTGAATGAGTTACCTATTCGTCCCAAACTCTTTTCTGGTTCTTGCCAGCCTCTTGGGTGATTATGTGTGAAAACGCAATCTTTCATCTTTGCACATTCTTCATCCGTAAACGCAACACTATATTTGGCTCCGCGCTTATCGATTACAACATTACCATTCCTGTCAAATAAGACTCCTGTCTCAAAGCTTTTATTCAGGCGTATTTCATTCTCTGTGTTGGTTATTTTGTTATAGAGTTTTCGCTCATTCCATTTTTGTTTAATATTTGCAATTTCAGAATCAGTCTTGATACGTTTAGGTTTAGAAACCTTTATAACTTCATTCGTAATAGGTTGGGAAACTATTTCTCTTTGTAGTCCTCCATCATTGGTAAAGTTATCCTTGTACCAGAAAGCAGATTGTAATCCATCTTTATTTTCGCTGACGAAATCCTTTGCCGCCTGGGGAATATCCGTAATAGTCTGACCTTGCGGAACCGTATCATTCAGCAAGAAATCAGCAAAATCTTCCGGCTCCATGGTGATAGGAGTGGCAAAGCAGATACAAAAAGGATGAAAGCCTGTAAACTTGAATGTTTTCGGATATTTACCTACCATCGCATCACATATCTTGCACGGTCCTCGATTATTGGCCGAGCGATGTATCTCAATACCTAATATGAAGTCTTGTTTGCTCCAACGTTCATAGTCTGCACTCCGGTAAGCTGTGTTCGTCGTTGTTGCAGATGTCCGGAGAGCGTTCTTATATGCAGAACGATAAACGCCTTGTCCTGGGTGGTAATCTTTCATCGGTTGAGACAAAACTAATTCGCCTTTCTCATTCCGGATCCTGCGAAAGCGTTTTTGGGGATTTTGCAAAATTTGCCGTATATCACTACTGATTCCGTTTGAATTACGTCCGGCAACTACGCCACTATCAAGATAGAATTCGAGTTGCGATTTCGTCTGCTGTGTAATATTCCAGACCCTATCAGATAATTTGAATCCGTTAGCGTCTATATCATTTTTTAGAGCTTCAAATGCAGATAGACTATGGGAAAACATTCCATCTTTCGTTGCACTGGAAATAGACATTCCCTTGATGAACTGGGAAATAAAATCATCATTCTTTCTTTCTGCTCGTTCCCAACCGTCCTTTTGAAATGCAGAGATATTAGCATATAGCATTGATTCAAGATTCAGCAGTTCCCGGTCAACTGCACTCTCTATTCCCTGATTGCTTATCCATACATTGTTTTTCCCCGCATCAGACCATTTATGGAGATACGGGGAAACAGAAAGTATAAACTGATTAAAGATATTGGCTATTACGGCCTGCTGTGCAGCAACTTTCTGTATGTGCTGTTTGTCGTAGAAAGAAAGTCCGGGCATAGCTTAGAAAGTTGCTCCTATGAGTGAATTATTCTGTGCAGTCTCTTTCTCATCATTCTTCTTACGATTCAGTTCCGCTTCCACATCATCTGTATAGGGCGAATTTTTAATAATCGTCTCTTTACTATTGAATTGAGAAGCAGTTTCAAGGTTCTTGAGTTCTTCCGCCAAATCCTGTGGGAGAATACTGCCAAACTCTACCTCAATGTAGTTGTCATTTAGCTGTGATGCATATTTTGTATGTGTAATATTTGCCATTCCTGCTTGGACGATTGCTACTGTTCGTTGAACAACTGGACCAAATATTTCCATCTGTTCAGTAGCTTTTATCTCTGCATCAATCAGCATAAAACGACGTGAAGTTCCGCTAAGGTTGCCAAGTCCCATTAGTTTATTTATAGACAAGTCCGGACTGGAAGCTCCGGAATGTATTGCATCATCCAGTTGGTTTAGTTCAAGTGTAACGGATTCACAAGATTGTTGCCATGCAAGATAATCTGCATCACCGTGATACGATGTACCGGTATCTGAATCAACCTCCATACTGAAGTTCAATTCCTTACCAACCGTTTCTTTGCTCGGAAGGTTAGCTAAACCATAAGTTTTCAGTATAGGTTCAGAAAAGTAATCATTAGTATCTGATAGCCGGGAAAGTCTCATTTCTTTCTTGTCAATCAAATTAGCAACATCTTCCCAATCCGGACAATCGACCTCGGCATATACTACCGGAATCTTGCCAAAACGATTCTTTATCTTTTTCACTTGCCATACACCGTCCATGATACCGGAGTAGATAACATCTTTCGTATAAATTTTCACGCATTCGCAAGTACGGCCATTGACTTCTGCATTGTATTTATAGAGAAAACCGTCCATATCGTCGTCCTCATCAAAGTGTGGATAGAATTCACATTCGACATTACTATCCTTGGGAGTAGAAAGAATCTTAACTTTCAACTGACTTTTTCCATCGTTCTTGGTAACAGGATAGAATACAATAGCAGCCTTGGTTTCAGACAACACTTTGCGAGCAAACTCTTTCAATACAGATTGCATCTTGAGTTTTCGCTTATAGACTTTTTTGAACTCGCAGATCCCGTCGTTCGAATCTTCTGCTGTGATAGTCATTTCACCACCAAATAGAAAAGCAACAGAATTACGAACGATCTTTTTAGGTAGGTTGGTTACGACCTTAGCTACATCGACAGTCTTGTCTTCTAGTCTCTTTGGCTTTTCGGCTCCTGTTTCGGGGTCAACTTCTACTTCTGTATCTGAATATACAGCAATCTTTTTAGGCTCCCGATACCCGACAGATTCTTTACGTCGGGTTCTGTCTCCATTGTATTCCTCCATATATTCACGAGGATTACGATTTTCACGGGTATCAACGCATAAATCACCTACTATGCTACCGAAATCTTCATTTTTCAGAATATCCTTAATGTCTGGCATATACTTTTCTTTTAAAATATACGCCCTAGAAGTATTTCCTGAAGTGGTAAGATAACATTTTTCAAAATTCATAGGTGTTTTCTCGGATATAGGCTGAATCATTTTGTATTTTCGCAGAGCGAGGCAGAGCAATATCGAATTAATTTTTAATTCGGTATATTATGTTTTGTAGAAAAAATAACAAGAGAAAGAAATTAGGTATAGTCACTCTGTATCTATTGATCCGATTAAAATATTGGATGTATAAAGAACAAGAAAAAGGTAATCCAGTTTTACAACTTTTATTGATGCTAGTTGATTTTTTCAGTAATTAATATTTGATTTAGGCATGAATGAATATAACTATCCACGCCCTACCTTACGAGTAGATGTTTGGAACTTCAAGCCAAGTGATTCTGCAAATTCTGCAAGAATTGTCATTCCGTCCGGAGCGTCGTCGTGAGCGTTATCACCTTCACGCTTGTAGCTAGTGAGTGACTTCATAAAACGCCAATAATCCGAACCTTTAGGGTATTCTGATTCGTCTAAGAATACACAATGCTTCTTTATCCAGCCAGCCTTCATAATGATACGTGTTTCCTTGTGCTGGGTTGTTGGCCGGGCTTGTATAACACACGATTTCTTTTTTGATGTAACAAGCTTACGCACATTGATAGCAAAGATACGACCACCATTATTTGACTCAATGCGTAGCTGATCGCACTCGGTATCTATTACCATTTGTGCCAGGCGCGGTTCTGTAACTTCAACAGGATCCTTTGTGAAAAGAATATCAGTAATGAAATATTTCGGTCCGAACACCTTTGCGAATGGTGCGCAGAAATCATCATCTCCTTTATCGGCTGTATCACAAGCTCCGAGTGTCCCATCAGGTTTCTTTCCTGCAATATCGGCTAGTTTGAAGCGCATGAGAGACGATTTTGGGAATAGTAACCCTTTGGATTCGAATGGTTTCTGCATATATTCGGCCATCCAAATGCTTTCGTCGGTTTCAGAACGTAGTTCCCGGTAATATTCCGTAGTATGTACATCAGCGCAAAAAGTTTCATCATTCTCATCTAGTGCAGCGATCCGGATGATTTCATTATACTTGCCAGCTTCTTCCATACGTCCGAGGACATCACTAGAAGACCAGCGGGTACCGATGTCAATCATACAGCAGCTTCCCTCAATACGTGAATCGTGCGTACCTTGTTTCCAAGACCATACCTTTTCATTGTTATTGTCAGATAACGCATCTTCCAGGCTCTTGTATAAGTCGTCGGTCATGGCGAGCATAGACGCACCGAAGCCGATCACGGTACCACCAACACCGCCACCGAAATAAGATACCTGGCGAGCGCCTTCCACATTCCAACTTTTCACATTCTGTTTATCACCTTTCAGATGAATATCAGGGAATATCTCTTTGTAACGCTTCGATTTTACAATATCACGGGTATCATACGAAAGTTTGTTGTATAGAGTATCAGAGCAACAATTACGCATTACGGATTCTTCCGGAAAGTGTCCGTACATCCAGGCAATGAATAGGGAAGATATATAAGACTTTCCGGCACGTGGCGGCATACTTACAGCAAGACGGTAGATAATATTAGCTAAATAGGAGGTATACACACGCATGAACGCTTCGGCTACTTTCTTCAAGAATAATCGTTTGGCAAAGAACTTAGGATCATAGTATAAGCAGAAAGCCCAGAAATCATTCCGGGCTTCACGCTTACGAAGTATAGTCGCTGCTTTCGCTCGCCTAAGCAATATTTCTCTCTCACTCTTTTTCGCCACGTACTATAGCTGCTAATTGTTCATCTGTCATTGATTCCAGTTCATCGCTAAGATTCACATTTGCGTCAATCTCTTTGCGATCACGCCATTTCTCCGGCTGCCGGTTCTTCAACCAAAAAATAGCAGCTGTCGTATCAGGTGGGTAATGTTCAGTATATTCCTTTGAGTCTGTTATTCTTCCTTCAGATGTTGCAAATTTTGTTGCCTTACAGGAATAACCGATAGCACGATTATATAGCCGAGATGCAACGTTAGCATCCGCAATATTCTTTCCTTTTTTTAGGGACTCAAGAAATTCGGGATAGTCCTTTTTCCATTTGTTCAATGTTTGTTCGGAAACAGAGAAGAATTCGGCTAGCTCTTTATCCGTTGCACCCAACAAACAAAGCTTTAGGGCCTGATCGGAGAACTCTATTCTGTACTCTGATTTACGCCCTCTTTTTTTCTTCTCGGCCGGATTCTTCTTCTCTGTCATAAACTAACAATAACTAACAAATTGTGATAACTCTTGCCTTAGCTTGGATAATCTTCAAATTAAAATATAAATAGGGGCTACTTTTTACAGTTCTCTGAAATTACTTTAGGAACAGCATTATTCCAATTAATACTATGGTGTAGGCGTCTATATACACTTCCCATTGGGCGTATCTTTGTACAAGAAGGAGCATACATAATTGTGTAGAAAGACTTAACATAAGTCCCACTATCCAAATATATATCAGTCATCCCGCCATTTGATTGTTGAGTTGTTACTTGATTCAAAGAAACATGTGGAATCTGAAAAAACAAATTTCCTCTACTTCCTAGTAAAGTGTAGGTGTTTACATCTTCATTAATTTTACCAAAAAACTTAAAAGGCATGTTTGTATCACAAATAAATGAGTTCATTGCTTTCCGTTTAAGTAATTCACCACGAACTATATTATTCTGCTTTCCTCCGATAAAATCTCCTCTTTGAGCTAATGCAACAGCTAAAGCACCTGTTTTATTTTTGAAATCAATTAGAGCATCAAGTACTTTATCAAGATTGATAATGTTTTTCTGCTTCATTTCACCATATTGATTATAAGTGTATGAGAATTCCGTATAATCATCATCTAACTCAATAAAATATTGGTAGCCTTTTTCTTTTGCTATTTCAAAAGAAGCATTTCTCGCATAAATAATAGCTCGACGATCATTGAAGTTATCACCCTCATCTGTTTCTGATGCTATTTCTTTTTTGTCGAATACATATATGTTCTCGTAGTTTTTGCGATAACGATCTATCTTCGGATCTTCATTATCTAATACTATGATAATATCACCTGTATAGCCACATTTCCGTAATGTTTTTACTGTATGTACATTGTCAGGACGCCCATGTGTAAGTATCAATGCAACGAAGCTATTATTTTTCATCATTGCTATAATCCTCCAAATATGAGTCTGACAATTCTTTCTTTAAACAAACATATCCTAGTTCAATAGCTTTATTAAAATCTATAATGACAAGAGCTGAATTTTCCATTAAATTTTGAATGATGTTGTTTGAATGAGCATAAAATTCAGCGATTTTTCCATAATCGAAAACAATGTGCCTTGAAGCTGCAATCTGAAGAAAATATTTAGTCTGCTTGTCTAAATTACACTCCTGAATTTGTTTCATCAGACAATTGTAAGTTTCAAGATTATAGAGTTCTGATATTGCAGGTTTATTACCGGTCGGTGTGTAGATTGGAGATACTATTTTTTTTGTATAAAGATTATTATTTTTCTCATCGTCAGAATTAAGGATATCAGTCGAAAGTTCGATTTCGTCTACTGAAAACTCCCAATCATTCAATACATCAGGCGAGAAGTTTTCTATCACTAACTTCCAATCGAATTCAGAAGTATCGGAAGTATGATTGTCTGCCAGGGCTAGCAGTTTTCTTTTTTCATCTTCCGTAGATAGGTCTTTGCGCTTAATAACAATAAGCTCGGTACCGTCAGACTCAACAATACGCACTTTGAGTCCTAACTTTTGAGCTTCCTCATACACGCCATTTCCAGCGATTAACACATTGTCACGGTCGGCCAATACGGATCGACCGGCTCCACATTCAACCAGACTTTTGTGGATAAGCCGCTTGTTTTCGTCCCCATGGATACGATAGTTCCGGGGATCAATTGTAATTTTTTCTTTTTCTTCCATGACCAAGGAATTTTCACTAAAATATAGTTTCCCCGGCTATTTTCTTTCTAATAAGTTCGATCCTAAAAACTATTCATTCTTTAGATAATTAGCTCTCTATTTAGATAACTAGTAATGTTTTCAATTTGATTATACATTAACTTTGTTACAGCATTATCTGCAAAATTACATTTCGATAAATCAAAATCGATCAATTTAGCATCATTTATTTGTAATCTAATATCAAAAGCATGTTCCCAGTTACCAAAATCTTTTGTATATTCTTTATAAAAAGATACTCTAATCCAATTGTTCTGTAATTGAAAATTTATCTTATTTTCAAATAGATGCAATAAAGTCCAATATTTGCCTATTATGAACATTAACTCTGTTTGTGTTCTTTCTTTACATATGGAGTTGAATGTGAAGCCGAAATTTTTCAGTAAGGCTAATAAGTATGTAAAAGCTGAATTAGAACTTATATACATTTGAGGAATCCACATTGATAGTGGTATTTCTATAGGCCTTATTAATGATTTTGTACTTTTTATACGTTGCTTTATGATACGTAAATTACCTTCTATTGATTTGTCATCATCCATCGATGCAGCAATCAAATCTGATAAAATGTCACAAATATGAGGATATTTTAATATGTCTTTATCCAGTAAATTATCAATAATATATCCTTTTATTTTTTCCTTGATAGAGTAATTATATTCTTTGTTGTTTGAAAATTTACTTATATAACCTGTAAAGTCAGTCTTATCTCCATAAATATGGGCATATATCTTCTTGATATTATCAATATCGCAGACTGTGACTATTTTATCTAAGCAAAACTTGTTATCTCCACATGTTTTATCAAATTCAACTGGTCCAGGAGTATATCTATCAAAATGAGCGGAGAAAACATTGAGTATCCTGAAAATGTGAGCAGGATCTATTCTATCAAGATCTTCTATGATTAATACAACCTTTTTTGTCGGATTCTTCTTTTTATATTCTTGAATGATGTCACAAATCAATTGCGAAATAGTATCAAACTCATATATTGAACCTTTTAATGAATCAAATTTGGTAATATATAATTCTGATGTTTTATCAACAGACTTAAATTGTTCTTTATATGTCTCAAATTTGGCCTTTATGTTTTTGAGCTTTTTAATAACATTACTAATATTAATGTCAATTCCATATATGTTTATATCTGGGATTATACTTAGAATATCCAAGAGTCTATCTTCTTGATTATTTGTGAAAAAGTAGTAGAATAAAGAAGCTGTATTCAATTCTATTTCATTGATATTTATCTCCTCACTTGAAAGTAGTTTGATTAATATATCTCTTTTTATCAATTCAAATATGTCTTTATTATCCATTACTTGATAATTTACAGGATATATAGGAATAAATAAATATTCTTTAGAATATTCATTTATAAACCTGCTGACAAAATAGCTTTTCCCATTTCCAAATTTAGCAGATAATATACATCTTGAATTTTCGTCAAGATATTGTTGAAAATCCTTAAGATAAGGTTCTATTGGAATCATATTTTCTTCTGTAGTCATGTCTTTGTTATTTTTTTACCAAAAGTAATAATATTGCAAATTAGAACAATGAACTTCCATTAATTTTCTTTCTAATGAGTTCCTGCACTCCGTTATAAATCTCATATAGTTGTTTCAATGTCTCGGGACCTTCCCAGTCAGAAAAATTACCGTCTTGGAAGAAATGAAACTCAAAAACACGAGCGGCTACCGGACCTAAATCAAGGCTTTCAAATGTATCTCTTACTAAATGCAGTTTATTTAGTATTTCAGCATTTCTATCTTCTGATTCATCCGGGATATCTTCAATATCCAGCCTGGAATAATCTACATTATCATCCACAGGCAGGGGCTTGTATCTACTCCTATATTGTGAAGTAGGAGAGGATGCGTTTAGCTTTATCATCTTCAAAATAAAGAAATCAAGCTCTGTGTAGCCATTTCTTTTTGTTTCAAGTAGTTTATCCAGTAACCTGCTTTTCTTTTGAAGGAGTGAACAAATGACCTCATTCAAGACGTCTGTTGCTTCGTCTGAAATACCAGCAAGCCCACAATGATACAAAGAGTAATCAAGCCAGCGTTCGTAGCGTTTAGTTATGTAATTATTTACTGCTTCACTTGCCATAAGCACAAAGATTTTATATATTTGCTGTTCCTAATAAGCAATACAAGCTTTGTGCTTATAATAGTGGTCGGCGGTGGTACGCCGGCCGCTTTCATTTTCTAGCATTACTTATACTCAATAGTGGAATTATTGCTTCAGCAATATCCGTTGACATACTGACAATAGCTTTTGAAGTATTCGTTTCCTCCCAGTCATAATTCCATAAACCCAATTTTCCTTTTACATTTTCAATTGGCTTTTCAAAGAGAACGGGATTAGCGAGTATCCAGTGATAAACACCTTTATCCGCCCATATTGAGGGATGGTTTTGCACGCAGTCTACAATCTCCACACTACCGATGATGGAGCCAAAAGGAAGATCGTTGAAACCTACACGGCTCATAGGTGTATTAAGAACCTTTAGTCTTTGATTTGGCTGTAAGCAGCCAAACTTAGCAATATCCCCCTTTGCGCTTGAATGTATAAGTACACGTCCACGGAAATTTGTTCGCCAACTCCGGTTCTCAATATCTTTGATACCATGAACGATCAATGAGGCCCACGGCTGTTTTACTGTCAATACTTTAACTCTCATTTTCTTTACTCTTAGCAATGTTATAATTACACAAATACATCCCAATATCTTTTTCGGCAACGTCTGCAGCAGGAATTTTTTCGCCGTAAATTGTATGTAGGGCTTCGTTGTCGCCCTTCCATGCCTTCCAAAGTACTTCCGGGGTATATTTCTCCGGAAGGTGCGGAAAAAACTTCAGGAAGGCATCAAAACTCTGCATAGCTTCTTCTCTAGCAATTTGAATACTTTTTGCTCCCAGGACAATATCTTTGGTAAGCGTTTCAGAACGGGAGTATCCCTTCTCTGTATCTTGGCGTATCCTGACGCTTTCCTTATGCTCAATCTCACGGCGTCTGTCTTTGCAAAAATCAGCAAGCGCTACCATGATAGCTTGATTGTTGATTTTCGTCCCCCATACAAATTGTCCTCGGCTGCCATTTTTTAGCTGGGAGAAGAAAATACATAACTCGGCTAAATTCAGGTACCAGTAGCTGGATAGTATCGACAAGGCTGTTTCCGCTAGCTGGGCATTAGTCAATTCAACACCGGCATATCTCAATACAGATTTCAAATGCTCGGTAATGATCTCTATCGATGTTGAGTTGCTAAAGCTCCTGTTTACGTCTGCTAGAGTAGGTATATGCTCTGCATTAGCCACGTCATATAATGCGACATTACAGTTTAACTGCGCGATTGTCCCACTCCATTCAGCGACCAATTGAGAGGCTGTCGATCCAGTCTGTAAGGCCTGTTGTATCGGAGTTAACTCCTTTTGGGTTACTATTGTCTCCTGGACTATTTGCGACGGTCTTAGCACTACCTGCAGTCCTGTTTTTATTAGTTCTCCGTTCATCTTTCTTGTTTTTAAGTTCAAATATTAACCATCGGGCAAAATGAGACATCGCATCTTTAGGTGACTTCGCTGTTTCCCCCTCATTTTGCAATTTCATAAAGAACTTCTCCAGATACCCATAAAAGGTTTCTAGCGTGAAATCAGGGTTGCCGGAAGAACGAGTATTCATCGTTACTGTTTCCGCCCATGATCGATTTGATTTCAGTTCAGTATAACAGTCGTCCAAAGACTTGTCGAAAAAACTATCAGCCGGAAACAGATCTCCCACGCGTAAGGGAGATATTGTCTTATTGTCTTTAGTCTTATCTTTAATGTTAACCGTTTTACTTACCCTTTTACTTACCGTTTTACTTACCTCTTTACTTACCGTTTTACTTTCGTCAAGTAAGTAATAAACTGGCGATTTTGCATTCTTTTTACCCGATTCGAAAGTTATTAAACCTTTTTGCTGCAATCTGTTCCTAACTTCAATGACGGTCTTCTCTGATATACCGGTTGCGAGGACGATAGTCTTGTTGGGATGTTCAAACGGATTCTGCCAACCCCGAATATTGCACTCATTCAAGAGATAGAAGTACAAAAAGACTTCGTTCGGGCTGAATTCTACACTTCGATTCATCTTCCAAAATTGGTTTATATAATCTATATAGGTCATTGTATGCTATGCCGTCAGTTTCTGACGTATTAAGTTCATATTCTTTTTCACGAGTCCGATAATACGGTTATGGTACTCGGTATTACTATTGCAGGCTCCACGGGACTGAACAATACTTAACGTCTTTAAATTGACCTCGACTGTTTCAACATGTTTCTTGCCTATTCGGGCAGAAAGAATGAGTGAATCCTTTTCTTTATAATATTTATTTGTAAAGACGCAATGGTGCATGATTTCACCTTCTTGTTGAAACTCTTCAAGACTTTTGAGCGGTACTACGACTATTTTACCATCAGACATTTTTAGGTCAAAGAACTTCGATTTTTCTTTGATATAACTCTCTGCATCCTTCTTGAGTTTAAGCAATTGTTGCATTTCTTTAGCTTTGCGTTCTTTTTCATCATCACGTTTCTTTCTCGCCACATACAAGTCATGGGCTTTTTTTAGATTCTTAGGACAAACGTAATGGGCATTATGCAGATCTTTATGATAATGATCTAGTAGTTTCAGATAATCAAACCACATCGAAACATCTTTAATCCGATATTTATTACGAAGACTAATTTTTATAGACGGCCAATACATATCAATCTTGTAACGGTGCCCCTCGAAATAATCTATTAATTCATAACGTCTTGCCTTTAGAAGTGTTTCAGTCTTGGGAGAATGGGGAATTGTATTGACGGCAGTAAGAAATGACATACCGCGTAATTTACAATCTATACCCATTCGAATATACTTAGGTCTAAAGACGGAGGCCGGATGATAGCGTTCGCAATAAATATCATTGCTATAGTTATAATAATATGATCCAACAACTTTATTCCGTATCTCCAGTTCTCCGCACCAACCACTGAACGTATTATTGGCACGAGCTACTACTTCCCGGTTACCATCGTCTTTTATCCAATGTTGCAGTATCTCCCGAATATAATAATGAGGCTTTGTTTCTTCCCGGTAGTAAGCAATCAATTCAAAGCCTCGTATAACTTGAAATTCTTCACAAATTTCTGCTTTGCCAATAAATATTGTCTGCTTGTCTGTATGTTTCCTCGACTGTTCTATTTTCAAGGATACACCACAATGAGGACAAACAGCACGTTTTCGCTTTACAAGTTCCGGAGAGAAGCGCTGTCCGCACTCCATACAGATAACACGTGACTTGGTTGCATATCCTATATGTTTTAAACAATCATTTTTAGCCCAGTCAATCATAATATTTTCAATATTGGGTAGCCGGCTACTCAAATCCGCTACTCTTAACTGTTGTTTCGTCCTTGGTTTCATAACTCATCAAATAATAAGAATTGTCCTGATGGTATTTCTTTTTTCTTCCCTTTGCGTTTATCCGGTGCTGGAGCTGACTTTTTAATTTCCAGCTGTTTTGTACTTACTTCTTTTTTCACATTCCCAGCTGATACCTTATAATTGGTTTGCTTACTAACTTTGATATCATCTTCATCGTAGTAATGAACTGCTAATCCGAATACTTCATCATCAGACATACATACAACACTACCACCGCGTTTTTTTGCCTGACTTATGATATAGTCGTAGCATTCATCTATTTTCTTATTTGGCTTTGCATAGGAGGTAGCAAAGAGAGGGTCACGCTTTGCTCGCTCTTCTAAATATGATTGAATAACCTGTTTAGGTGATTGATGTTCTTTTCCCATAGCATTAATAATTAATTGATAAAGGCATTAATAGATAAGTCAAGCTACGAACTTCTTCATCGCAGCGGGTAAAGATTGAGGCTTTTGATGGATCACTCATGCTGATAGTAATATCTTCCGAAGGAATGTTATTTATCATTTCTATTAAGAAGCTGCTCTTAAAACCAATTTCAATATTACAGCCTGATTGCAGGGTGATCGTTTCTTCTGCTGATTTAGAAAAGTCTAAATCATGAGCTTCAATTTTAAGAGAAGTAGAATCAAACTTGAGTACCACCAAGGATGAGGATTCGGAACAGAAGACAGATACACGCTTTAGAGCTGATACTATATCAGTCTTCTTTAATACTGCACGATTAGGTTGTTTTTGAGGGATAACAGCACGATAATTAGGGAACCGGCCTTCGATCATACGACAGATTAACCGGTATGAATCAAATTCAATTAAAATATTGGTCTTGTTTACCGAGATTTCTACTTCCATGCAATCTTCCGGAACAATGTTAGAAAGTACTTTAGCAAACTTGCTTGGTAGGATGAAAGCCGCCCGCTCTTTTCGTGTGTAAGGAGACGGATTCTCAATCATCGCTAGACGAGTGCCATCAGTTGCAACAAAAGACATAGAATCCAGGCCTATATCAAAATAAACTCCGTTCAGTACTGGGCGAAGTTCATCATTAGCACTACAAAACAATACTTGCCTTATTCCGTATAATAGATCGTTGCCTGATACGAGAATTGGGCTGGCAGTATCATCCGTGCTCATAGATGGGTATTGATCTCCTTTTTCAAGTGGTATTGAGAACTTACCGTTTGCATACTTAACAATCAACTCCTTTTCGAGGATGGATATAATCAAGGGTTGTTCGGGAATCTCTTTTAATCCGTCAAGTAATGTTTTGGCATTAGCCATAAAAGTGTAATTGGTGAAGTCTGCGGCACCATCAATGTTTGTAGAGATGCGTCCTCCTTCTTCTCCTGCGGTTACTAGAATGACTCCAAATTCATCGACAACAAACAAAAAGTTGTCATAGGCAGGTAATGAGTTTTTAGGCTGTATAATTCGCCCGACTGATTTTAGCTTATCTGATAAAGCTGTTTTTGATACTGTAATTTCCATGCGTCATTGTTTTTTGGCGCATAACATAAAGAGGAGATAGGTTTCAGTAATTAAAAGCTATTGAATTGTATAGGAACAACAAAAGCCGGATAAAATCATTGTTTTATCCAGCTCAACACCATTATGTCTGCAAATATATATATAGTTTTTGTATTTGCAAACGTTTCAGTCTTTTTTTTCTTCTTTTTTTTGCAATAAATCCAATACAGCGCGATTTGCCTTGTCGCAAATACTATAATCTATATCAATGTAGATATCAGCCATTTTATAGTCATTGTTCACATGGCCGAGGCAGAAGTCGATGTCAGCTTTTGGTACTCCGGCTTTATTTCTTGCTAAACTAGCCCATGTGTGGCGAGCCCAATTAGTAGTAACTTTAAAATCAATCTCTAAATTCAAGCAAATGTCTTTCAGCCCATTATTAATTGCACGCATGAAATTATTCAAGTTACAATAGTTGGTATGAAAGTAGGAGAGGAAATAACCCTCTGTGTATTTATCAAGGAGGATGCGGAGTTCCGGTTCTATTTTTATCGAAAGCGGTATTTGTTCATGATTGTTCCGCGTTTTTGTTTTTGAACGTGTGTATTCCAGCCTTCCACGACGTTCACATGATATACTATATAGATCATTGATATTGATTCCCATCATATAGAACATCATCATAAAGACATCACGAGCCATATTAGTACATTTCTTATCAGACTGAAAATCTCGGATTTTTAATAAGGTGTTGGTATCTATATTCTTCCGTTTTCTCCGATACTTCGGGATTTCAACTTTCTTGAATGGGTCGCCGGGAATCCTTATAATATCAAAGTCTTCGTTATTATAATAGAGTTTTGCTTTGTTATACAATGCTCTTATCCCCCTAAGATAGTGGCTTACCGTGCCTGGTTCTAAAGGTGTGCCGGCAGGTCCAGAGTGATATAAGTCTTTGATCATCTTATTCAGCAGGAATGAAGTGATAAGTTTTATATCTATCTTTTTTCTTTTCATGTACCAACACAGGGTATCGATAGAGGATCTGTACCAATCGGCAGTTTTTCTCTTTTCCGTTTGAATTACTATATTTTGGGTAAACTCTACGAAGTCTATAAATTCGGCATCAGGAACTAATGATTTTTCTATTTCTTCTTTTAGGTCCTTACATGACATAAATTGGGTTCTTTCTTGTCCTAGCTTCAAATACTCTCTCCTGATCTTTTGGATATACGCATTTATTTCGTACTCTATCATTT